TTACCGACTTTACAGGCCCATTACCGGACTTTCTCACAACGGATGATAAAAAGTACTACGTTAAGTTATTCGCACAGGGAACGACCTATTTTGTGTGGCAGGGGTTTATATTTATGGATACCCTGCAAATACCATTCACAACGGGCAGAAACTTTATAGACATCATTTGTGTGGATGGATTGGCTATACTTAAAAGCACTCCCTACCCATTTACAAGTGCAAACATAAACGAGGGGGAATCAATACTTCGAGTGCTGAAAAATTGCTTTGATTCGATTCAGTTCCCGGAAACTTACTACATCAATTCGTGTGTGAATTATTACGCACAATTCCAAACTACAACCGATTCACACATTAGGAATAGTTATATCCTGCCAAATGTATGGATGAATAATGACTACTCATTTAAGAGTTGCTATGAGGTATTAGAAACAGTTGCAACGGCATACGGAGCGCAAATATTCCAATCGGGCGGTGAGTGGTGGATGGCATCCGTTAATGAAAGGGCAGGTGATACATTGAGGGTATTCCGTACAGATAGTTCTATTGCATCTGATACATTGCTATCGGTAAGCATTAACCGTACATACAAGCCGTGGATAAATGATACTATAACACCATTCTACTTCATCAACAATGACCAAAACAAGACAATCTCAAAGGGGTTTCAGTCCATTGTATTAACGGGCGATATTGAGTATTCGGGCAATACTATAATGAATGGCAATATGTCAATCATTACAAGTGGTGTGCCTGACTTCTTTACCCGTACAATCGGTTCCGGTGGTAGTTTCGTAATGAATAGCAATAGCGGTATCGCAGGTGCTACATTAATATCGGGAACGGGTAATACTGACCTGCAAGCGGATTCATGCGGTGATGTTGGAACGGGGGATATATTGGAAATAGGTTATCAAATCAAAGCAGCCGTAACGGGTAAAATGCTTGTTGAAATTAAGTTAGATACAGGTTCTACCGTTTATTATTATCAAAAGACCGTATCTGGTACTGCATGGAGTACATCCGCATTTTATGAGGATGATGTGAACACTACCAATATGGAAACGAAAACCATTACAACGCTTCCATGCCCGGCTAATGGCTTTCTGACCATAAAATTCAGAGTATCAAATGGCGGTATCAATGAAGCGTTTATAGCTAACATCAAAAAGACTGCAAGACCTTCTCTAACTGAAAAAAGGATAGTAAATAACAATACTTCATCCAATCAGTATAAAAAAGAGGCAATTACTAAAATAGGGTTACCGTTCCCGAAAAATAGCACCACACAGGCGCAAACACTTCTTAACCTTAATTTAGGCGGTTCTGCATTGGAAAACTTTCAAAGGTTTGGCGGTAGTGATACCTATGCAACATTAGGTAACCTTCTTTATTCGCAGTTATTTAACATCCTTTCCCTGCCACAGGTGAACATGGCATTTAACTCATACAACCTATTTAATCAATCGGGTAACTACATCATAGGGTTACTGCATAATTTCGGGGTACAGGATCCTTCAAGTTTAGTAAATGTAAACTCTGCAAGGTTTGTAATGAGTACCTGCACCATTGATTACATTAACAATACTTTGTCAGGTACGGCTATGCAGGTATCAAATGCGGTGCTGACTTATACGCAAATAGATACACCAACGGCAACACCAACTGCAACCTGTAAGCAGTACACTAACCTAACAGGTTCTAACTGGACTGGTTCTTACATCCGGTGTGATGGAATTGCGTTTGGTCCCGTAACTTTGCTGCCGGGAGCATCTGTATGTGCAAGGATATACACTCCGATAACTATTAGCGGCTCAAATTTAACAATGGGAATAGATTGCGTATGACACCAGTAACCGGACAAAAACTCAACCTTTACAGGTATAATTCAATCGCAATGACCGATAATATCATTGCGTGTGCAAGGACTTGCACCTTTTCGGTAGAGGTGGATGCAATGGAAACTACCAATATCAGTAGTGCATGGTTTAGACAATCAAGACCAGATGTCGCATCATGGTCTATACAAGCGGATGGACTTGTAGTGTTGGATGATTATTCCTACCTATTTATGCTCAATAGCCAACTAAACAGAGAGTTGGTATCCCTTAAGTTCGTTATTGACAATGGTACGGCAGGTGGGTTAGTGATAGTATCAGGCTTGGCATGGTTGCAATCTTTCACCATTACGGGCGCAAATAAGGACATCGCAACTTATCAAGTATCTTATCAAGGTACAGGTGTGTATAGTTTAGCAGGTACCACCGTAACACCAACAGGTATAGTTATACAAGGTACAACTACACAGGTGCTGCAATATACTGCAGGCGGTGGTGAAACTTCGATAGCTATACCGGGTGGGGCAGGTAAGACAATGATATACGGGTCACGTGGTGGTACATCGTTTGAAACCATTGCTTATAGTGGATTGCCCGGCACGGGTGTAGTGTGGACTGTGGGTAGTGGTACTTTGACCGTTGATTCGGGTGTGCCTTTCTTCGCAGGTGAGAAAATTATAATTTTAGTTCAATAAATACATAATATGAGAAAACTTATAATCGGGTTACTATTACTCTTATCTGTTGGCGCTTCCGCACAATGGCAGCAAACGGGTAGTAAGGTTAGATATGTGAATGGTATCGGTATTCCGACAAAGGATACCGCCGCCGGGGTGAGTGCCGATAGTTCACAGATACTGATTCGACCTGCTGATAGTTCGTTGTATGTGAAGTATAAGAGGACATGGCAGAAAGTTGGTTCAGGTGGAGGGGGAACGGTTACGGGTACAGGTACTACTAACTATATTTCAAAGTGGACTTCATCAACTGCTATAGGTAACTCACAGATATTTGATAATGGAACAAGCGTGGGGATAGGGACTACAAGTCCGAGCAATAAAGTTGATATATTCACCACAAACAGAACTGCACTTAATACTGTTGGTTCGGGGTTAAATGTAAATTATAACGGAAGTACTACCGGACAATTTGCTACTCTTGGGTTTAGTTGGAATTCTTCTGTAGGTAACAATTCTACTCAATGGGGTATGGGTATGATTGGTACTAACTTTGTATCCGGCAATGCTGATGTTAATTTTTTTACTGATGGAGTTGAACGTATGCGTATAACATCAGCAGGTAATGTAGGCATAGATTACACCGCCCCCGCTGCTAAATTAGCCGTTAATGGTACTGCATTAATCAACACCAACACAGACAATGGAGTTGATAAATTACAGGTGAGTGGGAGTGCAGTTGCAACCGTATTAAAGGCAACAGGTACAGGTAATAACCTTGGAATACTAAATGGTACAGGTACAACAAACGCATACATAGATTTCCAAAATGCAGGCACTACGCAATGGAGAGTAGGAAATGATTATAATGGAGCAAGTAGATTATTTAGAATTAATGATGTAGCAGGTAGTGTTAATACCATGCTTGTTAATAGTTCAAATCAAATAGGCTTTAATATGCCTACTACTTCTTTTTTGGGTGCTAATAGTGCTATGGAATTTCATAAAGCAGGTACACAATATATTCATAGACATTTTACTTATTCAAGTTCTGGTTTAGGTGTGCAATGGATAGGCTATAGCACAAGGTCAAATACTCCGGGTAGTTTTTCTGCAACTCAAATTAACGATCCAATAATTGGATTTTCCGCATACGGTTCAAGCAATTCTGCGCATGTTTTTGGTGCTGATTTTTTTTACACTCAAAAAGGGGCAACATCAACCTATATCCCAGGTGCTTGGGAGTTTCAAGCAAGTTCAGGAAGTGTTGCAAATCAAACAAGATTTTACGTTCATGGCGCAGATGATAATATTCAGTTTTGGACTACATCAACCGAAAGGATGCGTGTAGCAACATCAGGTAGAGTGTTATTAAATACCACAACCGATAACGGAGTTGATGAATTACAAGTTAACGGCTCAATATCGGGCATCGGATTCAAACAAGCGTACGTTACCAAAACAGGCGCATACACCGCCACCAATGATGACTACGTTATTGATTGCACTTCCGGTACTTTCACCGTAACGCTTCCTGCATCATCCGGTCGCACAGGCAGAATACTAATCATAAAGAATAGCGGTGCAGGTACGATAACCGTTGATGGTAACGCATCCGAAACTATTGATGGTGCAACTACTTATTCACTATCCGTACAATATGCAACCGTACAAATAATGTCAGATGGCACTAACTGGAAAATAATATCTAAATTCTAATACTATGCTAACCGCAATCGCAACCGCAATCACATTATCAGTAACCGCACCTGCACAGGTACAAGTACAACAAGCAGATAGTATCCCTGCTGCCATACAAGTCAACCCTGTAGAGTTCAACAAACTGACAAAGGACACTATAACTCAAGTAACTTGGGTAGTGTTTGGACTTGGCAGAGATACCGCACAGGGTTGTAATTCCTATGTGGTAGCGTATGACCGCAAGGGGAAGAAGGTTACAGATGGCAACGTGCCTATCCCTGCACACATCGTGCAGCAATGGGGAACGGATAACACACTCATAGATGATTTTATTCTCAACTTTTACAAACTGATAAAGCGTTAGCAATGGAACACCAAACAAATGATGCAGGAATAAATGGACTGCTTTTGACTCTTTTTTTATGGGTATTCAGCCATCTGACCGCATCGGATTTGGCAACTTACTGCACCATTGCAAGCGCATTAGTAACAATATTCGTGAATATAAACAAATATAGAAATGGGAAAGACAAACATTAGTTTAACAAATGTAAACAAGCCGGCACCGAAATGGTACCGCAAATCAAAGAGGGTTATCGGGTTATTATCCGGCCCTACCGTCATTGCAGTATTTCAGATATTCAAACTCAATGACCACCAAATGGCAAGCGTAGCAACTATTATCGCTTTCCTGCCAACCCTATTGGAGGTATTCTCCGCACTACTCGCAAACGGTGAAAACTATGCAATCGTACCAGATGAGCCAGAACAAAAACTATAATTGGTTTCCGTTTGTTTTTATTGCAATAGTGGTACTGATAGTACTGCTTTCCTGCAATTCAATAAACAAATCGCAGGGGAAAACCGAAACGCTGACTATTTACGAATACGATACCATGAGGGTATCTGTAGTTGATACCACCCGTACCTTACAGGAATGGATTGACATTCAGACAAAGACGGTAGAGTTATTCGACACAACCTATACAACCATTCCTATCCTGCGAAAGCGGATAATCTATGAGAATGTGAAGGCATCCAGTAAAGAAGTTATTAACGGCATCCGAAAGGATAGCGTAAAGGCAACGGGCAGCGTAACGGCTTTCAGTCAATCAGAATATCGTAATAAGGAAACCAAACGGCTGCCTTTTTGGTTAGCGTTATCTATTGTCGGTATTATAGCATTTCTAATCTATAAGTCATGGGAAGAAAAATAATCCTATCAGCAGGGCATGGTGGAGCAGATCCCGGTGCATCCGGTAATAACTACATCGAACGTGATTTAGCCATTGAATTACGGGACATGGTAGTTGCTGAACTGCAAAAGGAAGGTATAGAGCCGCTTACTGATAGCAATACAAATGCACTTGCCCAAACCCTTGCATGGCTGCGTGGTAAGTTCAGCAAAAGGGATATTTTAGTTGACATCCATTGGAACGCATCCGCAAACGCTGAAGCGAAGGGTAGTGAGGTAATTGTACCCGATAACGTGAGCAAATTTGAGCAGGAGTTAGCACAATCCCTTCTAAAGATATTTACATCCGTTGGATTTAAGGACAGGGGTATCAGACCCGAAAAGCTGACTGCACGCAGATCATTAGCCTGGATGAAAGCGGACGCAGAAACGGTACTTATTGAAGTTTGCTTCATCACTAACCTTACCGACATGAAACTCTACCAGGCGAATAAGTGGGGCATTGCCCGTAGAATTGCAGGGGTGCTGAAATCGAAATCAAATGAGTAAATTTGCATAAATAATTACAGATGGCAACTTTCAATAAATTCGATTCATTCGTGGAAGCAGTAGCCGAAGGCACCCACAATCTGGGAAGCAATCAGCTAACTATTGCACTATCTAACGTAGCACCAACTGCTGCGAATAGCCTGCTTGCCGACATCACTCAAATCACCTACACGAATTTATCCACACGAAATTTAACCACTACTTCATCCGCTCAATCGGGTGGACTTTATAAGTTAGTGGTTGCGGACACGACCCTCACTTCAACAGGTGGTAGTACAGGGCCATTCCGCTATGTGGTGGTTTACAACTCTACCGCAGCAGGTGGGCCGCTTATCGGGTGGTTTGATTACGGCAGCAGTATCACCCTGCTTTCCGGTGAATCTTTAACGGTTGATTTTGACCAAGTTAACGGACTCTTAACCTTACAATAACATGGCAGATAACGTAGGATATACACCGGGGGTTGGTGCCATAATCGCAGCAGACGATATAGGCGGCATCCTGTATCAAAAGGTTAAAATGATACATGGGGCAGATGGTATTGCCCATGAAACGGCTGATAATAACCCATTGCCCGTAACCGCTACACAGGAGTTAATGCAGGCTATCGAAGCAATGCGTATGGCCATTCAATCACTCACCAGAACTATCGGTTTAGCACAGGTCAATCCATTAACAGGCCGTATGCTTGTGGATCCTTCCGGTGTTACTTCCCCTGTATCCGGTACAATATCTGCCAACCAATCAGGCACCTGGAATATCACCAACCTTGCAACTATTGGTGGTGTGGCTGCTAACTCACAAGTACAATCCTTTGAAAGAATGACCGCTGATAATTTAAGAAGAAACATAAACGTAACATAATGCCAACTACAAACGGAAATAGACAAATACTTGATTTAAAAAGATGGGAACAAGTAACTCCTGCACCTGTAGCATCAGCAGCAGGCGCATTCATTTCATCTTCCCGGCACTTTAAACAGAATCAGTTGTATGTGCAGGGTACAGGAACTGCATACCTATACAACCCGAATGAAGATGGATGGGTACAACTTCCTTCCCCTGCGCTTGCCGGTACTTTAGCAGCCGGGGCATCCGCTACCGCAGGAGCATGGTCTACAGGTACAACTATCGGGGCATCGCTTACTGCAACGGCAGGTACTACTTCGACAATCACAACCAACCAAACTATTGCCCGGTCTCTTGCCGGGTATTCGGTTCACATCCTTGCCGGCCCGAATGCAGGGGTAACGCTGCAAATCGTTTCTAATACTATTGGGGCGAATGCTATATTGACTGTTGCTACACAAGCATCGGCATTTTCCGCATCAACCGTTTACCGCCTTTGCACGCCTGTATGGTATGTACTGGGTTCGGGTACTTTGGCATCAGGCTCATTCCGTAAGTATGACTATGCTACAAATACATGGACAACCTTAACCATTACCGGTTTAGCCGCTTCACTTGCTACAGACGGCAAGTTGATAGCAACCCCATCATGGTATGACCAGGATTATGTAGCACTTGCCTCCGGTACTGCTACTTCCGCAACTTCTACCACTTTGGTAAATAACACAAAGACATGGACTGCATCACAATGGATTAACTCACAGGTTAGAATCGTATCCGGTACAGGTGCAGGGCAAATTCGTACAATTACGGCGAACACGACCGACACGCTCACCGTTGCAACATGGACTACAACACCAGATGCAACTTCGGTATATCAGATAAGCGGGAATGATAACTTCCTTTACTACATGGGTAATAACGCAGTAACCCTTTACCGCTACGATATTGGTGCGAATACTTGGAGTACTTTATCCCCCGGTGCAGCAAGAGCAGCAGCACCCGGAACAGGGATGAGCGGGCATTGGATATGGGCTGTAACTAAAAGCGCATGGACAAACGAATCAGCAATAATCAACGGAAGAAGGCTATACTCATTCAGAGGAGGTGCAGGTGCCGTACTTGACTACTACGATATTGCCGCAAATACATGGGTATCGGGTGTAACGTATGCACCTTTGACCGAAACATTCACCACAGGCACAAAGTATTCGTATTATGGCGATAACATCTACATTCAAAAAGATGCAACAAACAGGTGGTTTAAATACGATATAGCAGGCAATGCGATGGATGGATGGAATACGATGCCTGTTGTACAAGGTGCTGCCATTGTTGGCGATACTGCTTTCGATGTTGAATATCAAGATGGGGCAACTGTTATAGTGTACGTTTATATGTTGATGAACACATCTACTCTAATGTTCAGACAAATGGCAATATAATGACACAGGCAGAAACTAAAGAAATATTATCACGGCAAATCAATCAACTTGAAATGCTGATTTCTGCCGCAAAGCAGAGAGGAGATTTGAAGGCAGCCATACAATTAACAACTGAATTAACAGAGGCAAAGGATGCTTTTAACGCTATTACGTAACCAGGGAGCAACGGGCAATACCATTGTCGCAGATAGGGGTACTTATACCCTAACCGGAAACGTAGTAGATTTTAGGGCAGCATACAGGGTAGCAGCAGTTGTGGCTGCATTTACTCTCACAGGTGGTGCTGCGAATTTCACCATTGGCAAGACGATAGTCGGGGATAAAGGTACCTACACTCTCACCGGAAACGATGCCGGCACAACGGCATCACGCAGAATCACATCCGACAAAGGAACATTTGTACTAACCGCTAACGATGCAACCCTTCAACGTGTTAGGGCTATCGCTGCTGATCGTGGGCAGTTTACACTAACAGGAAGGGATGCAGACCTTGTCAAAAGTTCAACCACTCCCACCATAACGGCTGCACGGGGTACATTCGTGCTGACAGGTTTCGATGCGAATTTGATTATACCTTTGTATCAGTTTATCGCCAATGTAACGATACAATCAGCGCAAACTACACAGGTAAGTATCATTAGCGAACAAAATACAAGCGTTTCCATTG